TTATCAAATCCACGCTTTTCAATAGGTTCTTGACATTTTAATTCATAATCTTGTAAAATTAAACCATCTATTACAGTATGACCAGAAGATATAAAATCACAATCACATTCTTGTGCAGCCATTTTAGGACCAAGTAATTCATCCTGCCTATCTCTCCAATTTTGATTACGTTCTGGGTGAAGACTCCAATGTAGCTTTATTGTATTAAATTCATTTAGACCTGATTCTGCATTAGTCCATATTTTATGAAAGAAATTTCCTGTACCATTAGGTGTACTAAGTATTACTGCCCTACCACCTGTTGCCAATGTTTGTTGTGAAGATGCCCAGATTTCATCAATCTTATCAATGAATGCAGCTTCATCCATAACTAATAGTGATAATGCTTCAGAACGACCAGCATCACCTGCAGCTGAAACTGCTTTTATTTGAGATCCGTTATTTAACCTCAATGATAATTTATTGTCTTCAATAACAGTACCTTTAAGCCAACTAGGTAAATACTGATGCATTACTCTAACTTTAGTAACAAGGTTTTTGGCAACATCCTGTTTTGTTGCAATTACCAATGAATTAAAATCTTCATTAAATAACATACACCATAATGAATATCCTGCAGTTAATGTAGATATACCTAACTGCCTTGATTTTAAAATAACATTATAGTCATGATTCATTAAGTCAAGTAATGATCTTTCCTGAAATTCATATAAGTTAAAATTTATCTTTCCACGTGTTGGATGTTGAATCATACAGTACTTTTTCATAAAATGCACTGGGTCCTGAGAGCATCGTTTATACTCTTCTCGAACAATATCTTTCATTGACGTGTGTTTAGACATTTATATTTTCTTAATTGTTATTTTTTTCGTTTCTCAAACGAACGCCCACCAAAGTAAGCACCAATAACAGTAATAAGTACTAACTGTAATAGATCTGTCCATTTTTCTTCAACTGTAAATTCAATTGTTCCTGCATCAATAAAAATCATAAGCATTGTACATACTACTAAAAATATTAGTACTAATGGTCTTACATTTTTACTTAACCATGAATCACTGTTCATGTCAGCCTTCCACCTATCAGTAATGTTGGCCTCCATTTTAGTTTCATAGTCTGCAACCAATTGTTTCATTTTTTGTTTTGCAGCTAGTTTTTCTTCTTTTGTTGTTGTTAGATTATCGAGTACTCCTCCTACACCTTCAACTAAATCAGCAGCGCCACCACTGAATAACTTTCCTAATCCTAATCCCATAACTTTTCCTTCTAATTATTTTTTGGCAAACTTTTCAACCCCGGCTATTCCAAAGCATCCAAGTACTACCCATACAAATGAATCATATACAAATTCATTAATTACTAAATCCTGACCAGCCCATCCGGTTGCTAAGTCAGCAATCATTATTAAACACATTATTAAAAATGCTATAAATCCAATTATAGACTTTTCATTATAGTCATTATCTTCTTTAAATATATCCCACATATTTTAACTCCTATGATGTTGTAGTGTTTCTATGCAATACATAAACAACACCAGTTTGTATAAATTCAATCCCTTTATTTGGTGCAGCACCAGGTGTAATTGACTCTCCTGCCCCTGAACCTGATAGTTCTGCAACAGAGAGTTCAAAGAAATCATCATTTGCAGCTGCTAGGTCTCTTAACAAAATAGATCCACCATCTGTTAATTTTACATATGCTTCTTGATCAAATTGCGTTTGTGACCCACTTATAATTAAAGCACCTGCACCATAGTTTGTACCGGTGAATGTAACTTGTCCGCCTGTCCACTTTGTTACTCTTTTGAATTTTCCAGGATGGCCATGAAATCTTATGTTATTTTTTAATTCTGACATCTAACTACTCCTCTATAGTTTTTTTATATTTGTTTAATTGTTCATAGAAATTTTTTCTAAGACTTTCTTTATCAATGTTGTTTTCCCAATCTTCAATCATTCCATTTTCAGTAATAAACTTTTTTGACACATCAGAGTCTAACCATTCCATGTATTGAACTTCTAAATCTCGTATTTGAGATTTTTTATTTTGTTTACTTATTTCATTAACACTTTTTTTCCATGTTCCATTTAACTTTTGTTCTAGTTCATTCTGAACATATGCATTAAATCCATATCCATAAAGTCTATAACAAACTTTATCAAATTTATGTTTCATAGGCTTTCTTGTAACAGGACAAACAACTGGTATTTTAATTAGGTCCCTTATCTTGTCCATTTTAGTTACATTTTGTTTTATGCCATTTTTTATAGTCCATGTTTTACCACGCTCCTCCCATACATCACCTTCGCCATGATCTTTGGCATAAGTCCTATATCCTCCTTGAATTTTAGTCCTGTTATTATGTTTACCAGAAACTATATTTCTCATTCTTTGTACTGCTGATTCTTTTATACCTTTTTTCATATTAATAAATATCTAAATTTTTCTTAAAATGTCATCATTCCAGTTATTTGATTTATAGGGGCAAATGCACCAGTTAATTTATAGGTTTTTCCTTTATATATAAAAACTAAACCTTCACTAGGTACTATTGTTTTGAAACCGCCTATTGCTTTTATTTTATTTAATTGTTGACCTAACCTATTTAGTTTTTTAAGGTCACCACCTTTTCTTATTGATGAAATTGCAGATGCAAGTTGTTTTCGTATTCCTTGTACTGCTTTACTAGGGTTTGCAGCTAAAAATCCTTCTGCATTTTTCAATACCTCTGCACCAAGTTCAAAAAATAGATTTTCAAATGGAAGCATATTCTTTTTAACCTGTGTTTGGTGTTTCTGTTTGTCAACATCAATTGACTTTGCCAATACTTTTTCATCATCTATATTTTTTCTATTTAATCTAAATGACTTATCGCCAAAGGCCCATCTTTTAACTAGCCCCATTTTTATTCTATTTTCAACATTACCAAAATTTTTATCAACATATTGCTGCCACCAAGCTTGATGATATTCTGCAAATGTATTGCTATCATTCATTCCTAGTTTACTCATAAGTTTATTTAATTTTCCAATAAAGTATGGTTTTTTTATTGCAAAATCTTGGTTTCGTTTAACCTTTAATATTTTAGGTCCAATTACACTAAATGTTTTTTGTACATTTTGATTTACTTGTGCAATCATACCAGCTAATATTCTTGCGCCATCTGGTAGTGATCCTATTGCCCTACCATCTTTATACTGTAATACATTATGAAATTGTAATCTAGGAGCATCATAGTTTATTACGTTAGACGACGCTGGGTACATTATTTCCATATTTACCCAGTTATTTCCATTGTTAAATATTTTAGTTTTTTGCTTATCACTTAAACTACCTATTGCCTTTGATAAATCACGCATTGCAAAGTTAAATGCCTTTTCAATATTACCTCTTCCTGCAAACTTTTTTGCAATTGCTTTAGAATCTTGACCTCCTCTTTTTATATCACCAGTATTTCTGGCTGCAACAAGTTTATTTGTCCAAGATATGAATAAATTTTGTCCATCTGTTTTTTCAGTTGCAGATTGTTCCAAGTCTAATCTTCCTTGAAGTGCTATATCTATAATTCTTTTAAAATCACCAAATGTTAAACCTCTATCATCAAATGGATGAGCCATGTGGCCATAGGCACCACCTTCAGTGAGAAGAATTTGATCTACTAACCAAGATGAATAACTTTCATTAATATTAGGTGCATTAACATTTATTTCTTCAGGATCAACTTCAACCTCTTCTCCTGATTTTCTTTGTGTTTTTAAATCTTTTTGTATTTGTACAATATCGCCATCAGGTTTTTTAGGTTCTTCTTCCGATTTTTCTATTGATAGATCTGCATTTAAAAATTCAATAAATTTATATCCTGATACTTGTGCCAAATAATTTGACCACTTACTCCATCTTTCATATGCATCTCTACCTATTTTATTTTTTAGATATCTTGTACCTCCATAAAAATCACCTGGTACACCTGTTGGAAAATATGACACAGCGGCTGTAGGTCCTTTAGGAAACTTTGTTCCATGTTGAAAAAATTCATTATCTGGTACAATGTAGTTTAAAACTTCCATTCCTAACTTTTCAGCCATTTCTTTTGTATCAGCCCTATATGATTTTTGTGTTGCATAAAAATATCTAGGTCCATCATCTATTTCATTTTTGTCTTTATCTGTTTTTGCAGATATTTTGTTTTTTGATATTTCCTTAATAAGATTTGCAATATCACTCTTTTCACAAAATTCTTCAATAGTTTCATTAAGCTTTTCGAGTTTATTAACAATCATATCGTAGTTTTTAGTGTGGCCAAATATATCCTTAAATAGTTTTGTCTTTTCTTTTTTATCTAGTGATTTATCACCTAAAGCACGTCGTATAGTAGTGCCACTCATTTCGCCATATCCTCTAACATTTAGACTTTGGTGGGGAGCAACAATTGTATATGCACCTTGAGTATACCCAACTTCGGCCTTTCCTTTCCAAGGTCTAAAAAATTTACCACCTAACCTATTTGCATCTTTTGCACCTACAGCAAATATTGCGGCGGTTGTGTTAGGATCATATTTACTTAGTATTTCATCTGCCCTATATGGATTTTTAACTTGTGCAACTCTTGATATACCATGTGAATTGATTATCTTCTTTTTTTCACTAAATGAAAATGGTGACTTAGGTAATTGAACCTTTCCACTTGTTGCAACCCATGCATCACCAAACTTTGACTTTAAGGTTTTATATGTTTGTGCATGGTGTTTTCCCATAGGCTGGAATCTTCCTGGATATATTACCACCACCTTTGTTATTTTGGTGTCTTCTAGAAGTATTGAATTTGCTAACCACTTCCCTAATGTTATTTTTTCGTCCATAAATATAAATATCCACCTTTATATAAATATGTTACCTGATACTATACTAATATTTCCTGATGCAATATGTATACTATTTGCAGAGTTATTGTATGGGCCAGCATTAGGATCAACAAATTCAACATAATCTACATCAATTTTTAAAAAATTTAATTTAAACGATCCACCACCAGGAGTAATAGAATTAAATTTTACCTGCATTCTTAAACCATTTACATCAGATTCAGTCCATGCAGTTGAACCATCACTAGTTGTCCTTGTTGTTCCTGCTTGTACAGTGGCAAAGGTAGTGTCATCGAAATTTTTATTTTCTGCTGCATATAAAACTGAATCAGAACTATCTAGTATAGTAAAACTAGCATTTGCAGTTACTCCTCTAACAAGATCTACTCCTCCCTGAATGCCAAATACTATTGAATTTATTGATGCTATATCAGATGTTAAGTTTCCAAATGAGACATTAAATTTTTCTCCTGGGGTTGCACAAGAAATAAAGTTACCATCAGCTGCATCTAATTGTTGATGAGGAAGACCACCTGTCCATGCTGGGTTTGGTTGTGTTGTTGCGTCTGGTACTATTGATTCAATTGGCATATTAAACTAGCTATTACTATGAGGTTTACTTAAATCATATTTTAATATTAAAGTAGCGATACAATCTCCACCTGAATTTACAGGATCAAAACTAATACTTAATGTTTGACCTGCAGTAAATGTACTACTTGTAAATTTGAAACTTTTAGTTGTGTCGTCTGTTGACATGTCTATAGTTAATGACTCTCCTGGAGTTGACGATGGACTTTCAGTTCCATCTGACTGTATGTGAGTACCAATTATTACATCACCACAATTGTTTTCACTTCTTACTAGTACTTGATCAACATATCCATCAAAGGGCATAATTATTGAATGAAACTCTGTAACGGTAGTACTAGTTGTAGCTAAATCATTTAGTCCACCTTCTGCAAATGGTAAATATACTCTAGCATTAGTACCTGATACCCAACCGCAATTAATCATAATAGTTGTATAGGGTCCAATTGGCATTCCACCAAATCTCAATTCAGATGGCGCTGTTCCTTTTCCATCACTACCTGTTGCATATAAAACACTTGAGCTAATTGCAGGAAAAGCAGCATTAGGTCTTAGTGTTAAACTACCTGATAATACTAAACTACCTGATTGATCCCCACTTGTTGTGGCACCAGCAAATGTTCCAGCTGTTATTGTTCCACTTGCTGAAATATTTCCTGATGCTGTTATATGACCTCCGAGTGGCTGGGTTGGATCAACAACATGTAAGTGGCCAGATGCAATTATTGGTACAGCTGTATTTCCTCGTCCGATTCCTATTGAATCAAATTGTCCTCCAAAATTAATATTTAGTTGATCTCCACTAAATGATAATACTTCACGGTTTGGACCTAAAAAGAATGCATCAGCAATTACATTTGCACTTGAGCTAATATCGTTTGATGCCGATAAACTACCTAAATGCAGGCCTTTGTCAAAAAATCCAGTGGGTACATCCACTAGTTCTAAGTTGCCATCGTCCCTTGGCTGAATTCTTGTACTACTATCTGCAAATCTAACTTGTGTTACTGAACCACCAATTATATTTTCAGTAATGACAATATCATCTGCTCTTAATCCTCCTGAACCTGCCCTAACTGTACTTGCAGATACAGTTCCTGATGCAGTTATATTAGCTGCTACTACATTTCCACTTGCACTTATATTTCCTAAATCATTAAATGTACCAATATTTCCAAATATAGTTCCACTTGCACTTATGTTACCATCTGCTTGTATATTGCCCGAAGATGTTATGTTTGCAGTGTGAATAGGTAGTAGTGTTTGGCCAAATTTTACATGACCATTACTATTGAATATTGAACCTAAACCATTAACATTAAATTTAAAAGCAAGTACTTCTCCACTTGAACTTATTGCTGATGCTGATATTTGGGCTCCTGAAAAATTACCTTGAGCAATAATAGGAATTGCACCAAAGCCTAAAGTTATTTGTGACCCATTTAACAAAAGAGGAAAGTTAGCATTTCCAACTAAGTGTGATCCGAAAAAATTACCTATAATTGAATCGCCAGCTAATCGGAAATTAGTTGTTGCATTAATACTTGATGCTTGAATACCTGATGCTGTTACATCATTTACAAATAGATCACCACTTGCACTTATATTACCTGAAGCGGTTATATGACCACCAGAAACATTAATTCCATCTCCAAATTGAACACCTATTTTTTCATTATCTACACGATCAATTCTATTAGAAAGCATAGTTGCATGTACAGTTAAATTATTTAATATTGTATCACCACTTGAACTTATATCACCTGATGCTGTTATGTGATTAAATATTACATCACTTCCCGTTACTGCTAAATTAGATAAATCTTGATCACCTGTATTTGTACCACTTAAATTTGAACCTACTATAGTTCCACTTGCACTTATATCTCCTGTGGTACTTATATGACTTGTTGCTGTTAACTCACCAGATACAGATGTATTTTTACCTAATGTAATTTTTTGTGATGGACTCGAAGCTAAAGTGATATAATTAGCGCCACCAACTGAATGTATAACATTATTATTAGCAAATGATATTTTTGTATCTGAATCGCCAATATGTTCTATTATTCCACCTACAGATAACTTATCGGCTGTTAAATTTCCACTTGCACTTATTGCACCCGAGGCTGTTATGTTTGTTTCTATATTAAATCCATCCGATTCATGCAATGTTGCCAGTGTTGTTGTGTGATTTTTAAAAATAAATTTATTATCAGTGTCTTCATCATTAACATCAGTAACAAATTGGAGGTCGCCTTTTGATGAAAGAATTGCATTAGGAACTCCAACAATAACTTGTCCTAAATCATTTACTTCAAGTAAGTTTTTTTCCAGTGCTAAATTGTGCACCTTAAATGCAGTTTGATTTCCTGAATCACTATTTTCAATATTAACAGTTAAACCTTCCTGTGTTGTTATGGTAACGTCTGTACCATCTGTAAATGCTACATCACCTGACGCTGTTATCTGGTTTACACTTATTGATGGTGTACCTGATAAACCTGTTGCAGTACCTGTAACATTACCTATCAAATCACCAGCAAAAGTACTGGTTGCAGTTATAACAGGTGCAGATATTGAAGGTGAGGCCAATAAACTTCCAGTGAATTGATGTATATCGTCTACACTATCACCAAATATAGTTGAACCACTTTGTTGTTGAAATGTTACATTTGTAACAGATGATGAAACTATATACTCCTGTGCAATAATAGAACCTGACACTCTAACATTGTTGCCCTCAATACTAATAGGTATATTGCTACCAGTACCATCAGTAAAGCTTCCTGTGGCGTCAACTTGTACCAGTCTCTGATATGTATCCTGTATGTTTTGGCCTGTTAAATCTGGTAACGGCATGATCTATAACCCTTATTTTCTTTTTGAAAGTACTTTAACAACTTTTGATATAACTCCTTTTTTATTACCTATATAGTTGTCTCTTGTATATTCGGCAATTATGTTATTTACTTTATTCTTTTTAACTGTTAAGTTCTTTATATTAATGTTTTCATTTATTAATAGTTTCATTATATTAATAACGTGTTCTTTTTCAGAAAGTATATCGTTGACTATTTCTATGTCATTGTTTGAAGACTTTACATTTACTTTCATTTTTGGTTTTGAGGACTCAGTTATTTTTCGTCTTTGTGATTTTACCTCTACAGTAATACTTTTACTAGCCTTTACTTTAAATTCACTTTCCCAAGGAATAAAATATGTATCATCTGCAATGACCTCCAACTTAATGTTTCCTTCAATGTTTTCATTAACTAGGCCTTTTAATTTTTTAACTGGTATTTTACATTTTCCCTTGTCGTCTATAGTTCCATTAAATAAAAGATTTATGTTTTCTGTTTCAACAACTAGTCTTGCTTTACTATTTGTTAAGCTAGCACCTGATAGGGATATGTCGCATTCAAATATTTCAGTTTTATCAGTATATAGTTTATACATATTAGTTATCCTTATATGGGAATAATTTATTTAGTGTTTCTTTTCTTTGATTACATCCGCAATCTTCACCAACAACTTTTTTAACAACTTTTTTGATTCCAGTCATTGATGTTATCTTTTCTATGGTATCCCCTAAACCAACACTTTTTTTATATAATTTGTCTTGTGATTTACTCATAGATTTATATTCTCAACAATTGCTTGTTTTCTAACTTCATTTATTAATATTTTAATGTCTTCGGCATGTACAACTATGTCCTTGACTTCTTTTATTTCATCATACATTTTTATACCTTTTTTACGCATAACCAAATGTATAATTCTTTTTTTCTTTTTGTCCTCTAGTTTTTCAAGTGCGGTATAATCGGCTCCTTCAAAAACTAGTGCGGCCTCTTCTAATACCTTTACATCATCCCATGTATAGACGTTTCCTGGAATTGCTTCATTCCATAAAAAGTTTGCGTCTTCCCATTTTATTTTATCGCCTGCTGCCATATATAAATATCTATTTAAACTTTATCAATTATGTTATACTGGTCTTATCTGAATGTAGCCTCCAAATATTTGGTCGTTACCACTACCTGCAGTCCATTGCACTGAACAGTAAGTTCCATTACCTCCTCCTACTATAGTTGAAGATGTAAAATTTAGTTCCGTGTTTACAGTTCCGGCAGCACCTACTTGTCCTGCAGTATTTTCGGTAAAGCTACTTGAAAAGACTGTACAGTTATTTGTACTATCACTTCCTTTAACCAGAACATGTGTTGCTTCGTATCCTTTAGGAATAACCTTTTGTGCATAATATTTTAATCTTCTTCCAGCATCTACTATTACACCACCATTTGCAAATATAAATCCCATATCATTTCTAGTACTTTGTGCAACTTCTTGTGCATAAAAATCAGCGGGGGTTAAATAGATACGATTATCATATATTCCTGGTCCTATGTTATTACCTATCAAATTGCCACTTGCACTTATATTACCAGAAGCTGTTAAGTTTGTAGTTATAATGGACTGCTGAACACGTACATCTGCATCCCTAAAATCAAATTCACTATCTGATACTCCAAATCGATTTCCGCCAAGGAAATTAGTACCTGCATCTATGTTTAATCCACTCGCTATTATAGTACCACTTGAACTTATATTACCAGAAGCCGTTATGTGACTATCAAATATTCCAGTATCAGCTTCAAGATCAGGTTTATCTCTACCAGGCCTTACTGCTTTTAAACTTCTTCCTTGCTTTAAAGCTTGAATGTTTGCCTTTGTAAAAGGTTCACCACCCATACGAATTGTGTCACCGTCAACATCCACTATTGATGCCGTTATGTAGCTAATTGACATTGATGTAAATCCGGTGATATTACCTCCTCCACCTTGAACATCTAGTGCAAACACAGTACCACTTGCACTTACGTCACCAGAACCTCCTTGCCTTTTGCTTGCTGTAACTGAACCTACTCTTACTTCACTACCTGTAAAAAATGTTCCTTTTATCCAGCCAAGACCACTTCCAACAAAGTTTACGTTTAAGAAATTTGTTAATGCATTATAGGATAGTTCACTATCAGTTTCAAATGCTGAATCACCAACGGCGTTTGTTGCAAGCAGTGGAAAGTATGTATCATTATCATCTCCAGTGTCAACAGTTGTTACCTTTGCAGATGTCACACCTCTAATATCACTGGAACTAATAAATCCACCGACAATTAAATTTTGGCTCATACTAACTGAAAATGGGAAATGAACTGCAAAGTTATTTTGTAGTGCAAGATGAGGTCCCATATTAAGAAAGGAAACAAGTGAAGAACTTGTGCTTGAGTCCAGATTTAATTTAAACTGTAGGTCTCCAATTAAACCACCACCTCCTAATGGTGATGTACCTCTAACTGTTGATGTAATTTTGGCCGCACTACCTGAACCTTGAAATTTATCAATGGTGTTTAGTGATTCATCAACAAATATTATAGATCCAATAGTTTCACCTGTTTGTGCCGGTGTTGGATTTTCAAATGTACCTGGTGAATATGTTAGTAATAGTGTACCACCTAGGGATTCAGACGCTGCTTGGTTTGCAAAAAGTTTTGTTGATAAACGACCATCACCATCAAACTTCAATTCTCTCTTTCCGTCACGTGATCTAATTTTAAAATCATTTGCTTTAACATCAAATGCAGACTTTGGATTTTTGGTTCCAAGTCCCATACGACCTGAACCTGAAAAATATAAACTTGCACTTGTATTAGATCCTGAAATAAAGAAACTAGTTCCATCATCCGGGTCTAATAATAAGTGTGCTGACGCTGACTTAAAGTCTGGTTGGCCAAATGTAGGTCCATTTAAACTGGTACCAGGCTCACCTGAACCAGTTCTAACAACACTCATTGTAATTGTTCTTGCATCACTAGAAGTTGGAGGATTCATTAAGAATCCATACGATGATTCAATAAGTAATGACGATTTACCTGAACTTGAAAATGAAGCAGTGATTGGAATGTACTTTCCTGTATTTGCCTCTTCTGTAAAGTAAAGATTTATTTGCTCAACAGATTTTGTAACCATTGTTGCAACATCATCATTATTGTTTACAATTATTGGAATCACAGTGTTAGGAGGACTTGGATTTGCGTGTGAACCTGAAAAATCAGGAACCGCAGGAACTGATGAACCAGATCTTAGTACTGATGCCGTTATTCCTGCACCTCCAATATCTGAAACTAGCCCAACTGATTTCTCCAGCTTATTTGTCAATATTAGACCATAGAAGTCATTTTTACTTCCGCTTATTGATGCACTAACAAATGGTGCAGCTGATGATGTTCGATTTATTGCAAGGGCCGATGCAGTTGCAACTAAATATCTAGATGCTGTAAAATTAATTGGTACCTGTATGATATTATCACCTGATGGCTGAGATGACGTAATGTGTCTTGCACCTTCAATGTTAAATATTTTTGTTTTTGAGCCATGTATACTTTTAGTTACAAATGATATTGGGTGGGGTAATATAAAACTACTAGTTGACGTTAGTTTAAATGAAAGTCCATTATTTGATGTAAATGATGCTGAAACCCCAAGTGTATCTTTATTTTCATTTATTACATTAAGTAGGTTTCTTACACCATCCTTTGCAGATGAACTATTACCTCCAGCACCGGCAAGAACGGCAGCAGATGCAGAGTATTGATAGAAGAATGGAATAGTTGTTATTGTTTTGCCTCCTTCAGTACTTGATGAATATGGCGTAGAATAATCACCTCCATTTCTAGATGATGTTGTTTTTAGATTGTATATTGATGTAGTGTCTGAACCAGTTATTTGAAAGGTGTATCCCTGTGATGAACTAAAGGATGCAGAAGGATGTGATGAAAAAACTATATTGCTACTTGTTGCAGCAACTCTACTTTCAGGATTTGTAAATACAACCTTATAGAATTTTTTTCGTGGTGTATGTGCACTTGCAGTAAATGAAAAGAATTTTCCTCCTAGAGAACCATACCCTGAATTTCTAGAACTACTATTGTGGTTGGGTATTATTCTTGTTTGATGCTGACTTCCAGTTCTTGCCCAATACAATCCAAAGGTTGAATCAGGTCCAAGCATGGCACCACTTGCACTAAAGTATACATAACTTGATGTACCGTCCGTTGGTGTATGGAGGTTATTTGTATTTGCCGACATTGACAATTCATATAGCGAAGCGGTTGCAGCAAAAGATGCAGATATACCTATTGTTCCTTCTGGAAAAAAGAACATTTTTCCAGATGTTACATCAAGATAAAATGAATCAGTAGGGGCAGGTAAATTTCTAGTGTATTTTCCCATAATCTATTTATCTCCTAAACCCTCTAAACCTATGTGCATGTTTATTTTTTTTGGTATTTCCTATTTGTTTAAACTCAACGTCAATTTTGTTGTAATTAACTGTTAGGTATTCTTCATGTCTTTTATTTTTTTTATTATACATTTTACTAGAACTTACAACTGACGGATTGTCAATAATTAATTCATCAGCAATTACCCCACGAAATTTTCTAGACAAATCATGTTTAAAATTGAATTCATAAATGTTTATACCTGATGGTGACTTTCCAACTTTTTTAATATTTGTTTTTAGTCTTTTATCTGAAAGTCCTGGGATACCAAAACTACCAAAATTAAAGTTACTAAAGTCTAAACCTGCCCATGCGCCAGACATACCGGCAAGAGGATCATAGGTGTAAGTTGGAGTGGGTGAAGGAACAGGTGCTGGCGGCACTGGAGGAGGAGACGGAGGAGTTATAGGAGGATTGTATGGGGTGTGGGAGTCAGGCTCAACTTCTGGAACTGGTGGAGGAGGGTTATGATGATTGTAGTCAAAAAATTCAGATGCAGCATAACTATATCCAGATGGGTGAGGACCATACCATGACCTGATATATTGGTCGGGGGTAAACTCATCTCCATCAATCATTTTCTTCATACTTAATTGACCGTCGTCATCACCAAGTGGGTGTGCAGAATTAGCACTATCCCAGCTATTTCTTCTCAATTCCCTACCTATACCTTCCCAGCTCAGTCCTGGAGTATTGTCCTCCTGGAATGATGATCCGTAGGGATTGTTAATACATCCTTCTTCTGTTGCAGGTATATCCTTTCTGTACTCTATTTTTGATATTAGTTTCATTTGCTTTCCAGTTCAGTTATTCTTTTTGTTAATAGGTCTATTTGTTTTTGTTGACTTTTTATACCTTCAACAAGTAAAGGAATCATTTTTTCATATCTTACAGTTAAGTATTCATTTTCTCTTTGCTGTACTAGATTAGGCAATACATCTTGCACTTCTTGTGCAATAAATCCCATATCGCTCATATCTTTATCAAGATAATCATTTGCCCACTCAGGTGCAGTTTCTTTTTTCCAGTTAAATGTTACACCTCTAAGTTTTCCAATAATATTAAGTGGTTCATCTATAGTGACAATGTTTTCTTTCATTCTCTTGTCTGAACTATGAAATGCAACGATATCTGCACCACTTCTTATTTCTCCTGAATTGTATAGAATACCACCTGCACCATAAAATGAAAATCCTCCACCTGAATTTGTACCTATTGCAACTATACCTGCAGTTATTGTTTTGATAGCATCTGCTTGACATCCAGTTATATTACACTCGGCAACAATTCCAGCCATGAATGGAAGGTTTTCTGTTACAATTGCGCAAGTACCTCCCTGCACCTGGGTTTTTGATACTTTTCCAGTAATACCAGGTGCAGACGTGCTTGTCCACCAGTTTGGTACCGATGTTCCAGAATTTGATATTCCAAAAAATCCACCGCATCTGTTTTCTCCCATATCAGCTTCTGTTTTGACAAATAGTGGAGCTCCTAATCCTTCATCACCAAAATCACTAAGATTGATTATTCTAATTACACCCTCTTTTATTTCAATACCTGGATGTGTACTTAAAAGGTTATCATCAATTGTACAAACTGCATTGTCCTCACCTTCTTTAAAAAACTTTATGTTATTGTCTGCACCACCTATTTCTATTCTTTTTCCTGAATCATTTGTTTGAAACTTAGATGTTGTACCATTACCAGTGAGTGTAGTTGACCCTATTTGAAACCCAGCTATTTGTGCAGTACCAGCATTGGCGTCGAGTTTAAACTTTGTAGAGCCATCTGAACGCATATGAAATATACCACTATTTAGATCAAGGCTAGTTCCCCTATTGCCGGACGCACCAGTCCAGTTTGTTGACTCTATTTTTCCAGTTTTAATCATATCACCTGATATTGAAGTTGAAGACACTGTGGGTGAAGCATTTACACCAAAGAATCTCCAGAGAACTGCATCCTGTCCAAATGTATTTTCTGAGGTTTTAAATACTCTAATGATAGGCCTAAGATTTGGTGACAATGTTCCAGAGGTTTCAAAAGATGCAAACGGAGAAGTCATATCGCCATTTTTATATATTTCATATATTGCACCACCTCCACTGTCTGGATGTTTTAGTGTTATTTTTGCTATAAAGGATGTTCCATTTGAAAAATCACCATCGTTTGGCCAAGCCTGGTTTTCATTTATTGTAAATATTTGTTGTGCATTTGTGGTTGATTCATTCTCAACTTCAGATAGGTCAGAATCTGTATTGCTAGAAACAAACCCTGAAAATTCATGAGGTTGTCCATCATTAAAGGTTGTACTATTGAAGTCCCTGGATTCAACCCTAAACATTGATGAGTATTTCATGTGAATACTTTCCTCAAGAGCCAAGTTTGTTTGGAATGCTTCAGGACCATCTATTGTAGTATCATTATTATCTAGTGCAACATCGTCTATCCATCCAAATACTATTGAAGGGTCATTTCCTGAAACTATAAATTCAGCCTGTAGTGTTGGTGTATTTGCCCTTTGAAAAGATTGTGAAAAATGAAGGTATGAACTTTGGAAACCATTGTCAGAACCAAAGACATGCTCACCATCGCCGTCAAGTTCCCCTCTATAAAATATCATTCCAGGTTGGTGATGAAGGGTGGCAATGTTTTCTTGTGTATGAGGAGTTGTATCTTGTCCACCTTGATTTGCTTTACCACTTGCACTTATTGCCATGAATTGTAGTTTACTTCCAGTTACCCATGAGTCCCCTAGCGTTGGATTAGGTCCTGTCCTAATAAACGAATCACTAATACTTCCACCACCAGTATCCCCTACACCAAGAGCACTACCAACAGAGGAAGGATTTGATATTGTTAAGTTTCCAACTATTGATAGTGTTGTTCCATCCCAGACCAGTTTATCCCCTAATCTAAATGAACCATCGGCTGGATTTAAATGAAAGGTTGATGAACTTATTTCTATCTGTCCATTTGAACCTGATATAAACTGATATGAAACACCTTCTGACTTTGATCCACTACTTCCAATAAGAAATTTATCAGTTCTAATTTCAAGACCTGCATGTTTTTCAGGAGATGTTCTAAATTTAAAAAAACTTCCTGTATGTTGAAATAGTTCTAGGCCGACACCGGAATATTCATCAACATTGTTTCCAGGAAGTACAGAACCACTAAACATCATGAATCCTGGTTCACCAAAGGCAAGACCTCCATATCCAATTGATCTTATATATGCTTCACTCTTATCACCTCTAATTTGTATACCATCGCCTGATGCATTTCCAACAAATAATGATCCAGAAACTATAGATCCTGAAGTACTTCCTAATAATTCAACAGCCAATGGATCTGCCAGTATTGTTGACGTCCAAAATATATTGTTTTGTTGTGGAAATGATACATCATAAGTACCAAACTTTGCCGTTCCTAGAAGTCTTATGATTATTGACTCGGCAGCCGTTTCTTCTGTTACAAATACTTCAATTATTTTTTGACCTGCGTTGTCAGGATCATCTTTAACATCGGACACTAAAGTGGTACCATTACTTGATACAAACTCAAAATCTACAGGTGTACCAAATTGTAAACCATTGACATTTGGAGTTAATTTAACAATATTAGATCCTAATTTAAAAAATCCTGGTAGTTCAGTTAAATTAAAATAATCGTGAGAAAACTCAGATGTATCCTGAAATAATATTGTAGGCGATAAATGTAAGTTTCTAGAGTTTGCCATATACCATTACCATTAATTCTATATATAATTATACTAGTATAAATATAAAAGAATCTAATAACAAATGCGGCTAAATTCATTAGATGTGTCAATTTCTATAGAGTCATCCATGATATCTTTCATAACATCAATATGACTTATAACCATCATAAAATCAAATTGAGTTTTAAGATAGTCAAATAGGTTTGACATTGAATTTATATTTTGAGAATCAAGGTTTCCAAATCCTTCATCTATTGCTAAGAAATTAGGTCTAGGTAGATTTGAAATGTTTACTAGTGCAACTCTTATTGCCAATGAAGATATAAACTTTTCCATACCACTTGTAAGTTCTAATGACCAAAAGTCGTCATTTGTATATGATATGTATGTATTTATTTTTTTGCCATCAACGTTAAACAATATTTTAAAATCAACTATTTGAGAAAGAATATTATTTACTTCATCTTCTATATATGGAAGAACAGCTGAAATTAATTCATATGGAATACCGTCCCTTTCAATAGCATTAAGGTAATATTCGTATGCCTTATATCTTTTTTCCAGCTCTTCAGCTTCTTTAATAGAGGTTTTTATTGTAAGTATTTTATTTTCATAAACTTTAATATCACTGTACATATCCTGTGAATTAACGGTACTTTTTCTAAGCTCAAGATTTAGTTCATTTATAGATTCCTTTATATCATCTATTTTTTTCTGAACCCTTTGATTACTCTTTATTGCTGATTCATTATTATAGTATTTATCTATTAAATCATTTACTTTAGTTAAATCATGTTTATTGTTTGCAATAAGAGTTTCATTTTTAGATGTTTTAATTCTTATTTCACTTTCATATTGTTTTATTGTTTGAAGCTCTGATTTATATGAAGTTAGATTATCATAATCAATTAGTGAAGGTTTTAGTTTTTCCAATGTAGAATCCAATTGATTTATTTTCTCAATGTTTTTCTTTGCAAGAACTTTATCCCCATTTAATGAATTTTCTATTTTTGTAGAACTTTGTACAAATGGGGTATTTTTACAAAAATCACAATTAGGATCAAACTGACCAATCGCTGAAAGCTTTTCCAATTTATTTTTAACAATGATTTTTAATTTGTCTAACTCATTTGTTATTTTTGTTTTTTCAACCATAGTTGAATCATATAACATTTTATTAGATGTTACTTCATTTTCATCTAAATCAGCTAGCTTTTTGTTTATATCTTGAAGTTTAACTTTATTTTCAACAGTATACTTTTCATACTTATTTAATTTTGATTGAAGAAACTCAATTGTGTCTTTAATATTTTTTCTCTTTGATATTAATTCACTTATGGAATATTTTAAATTAAATGTTGTTATTAATTTACTACTATGTTCCAATTGTTTGTCATTTAATTTTTTTAAAGTTGTTTTTATTTTATTATTTTTAGATTCAACTTCACTATACTTTTCTTTAAAGCTCTTAAGAGAATTTTCATATTCTATTAGCTGTGATTCAAAATCTGTATCACGGAATTGTTTTAGTACAGCTGCTACATCACTAATTTCATCGGTTGCTAATTGGTATAATTCTTCAAATACAGTTATATCTAAAAACTGTGCAAGTAAATCTTTTTTCTCAGATTGAGTTTTATCAATAAATCCAGTATTGTTATTTTGAACCGATAGTGCAGTTAATGTGAAGTCTTCATATGCACCTAAATATCCCTGAATGTTTTTATTGGTATCCTTTCGTTGTTCACCATTGAGACTAACCTTTTCACCACTTTCATCAATCATCCAAAAATCAGTATCAACTCGTACACCTCCACTTTTAAATCTTTTTCCGTGTCTCTCAATAAAAT